TGTGCGTTTGGTAGCCGAAGAATACCACCGGCGGCGGACACAACGTCAATGATACGGGCGCTTACCTGCTGACCCGCGGTGCTGACATACTGAGGCCAGTACAGTTGTACCGTGCCTGATAGCGCAATTGCTTCGTAACTTACGTCCGTTGGCTGGATTACGTTCCCGGTAAACGGGGAGGTGAATGTAGGCATTTAAGGTTCCTGTCTTGTTGCGTTGCGGTCGATCATGCGTTTCTGATCTTCACCTTTGAGTGCGTTAATGGCTTCGTCGTAGTAGCCCTTCCACATTGCAAGCTTGTCCGCGTTCTTAATAAAGCCCTGTGCCTGAAGCAAGGTGCCGTACAGCAAAGCCTGAGGGGCCTCGCGTGTTAAAAGATTTTCTTGATTCGTGATGTCAAGCGGCTGAATGCGGCTGTAATAAATAATTTGCAACGAGTAATCGTCGTCTGGAGTTGGAGCAAGAGCCCAGTGATCATAGTCGTAATCTCCGTAGTAAAGAGGTTGTCCGTTGTCTGACTCTGTTTGAAACTGAGTCACGTAGTCCATGGAACGGTTAAGCACAGGCTGACCGTTGATCTTCATGCTGGTCGTTTTGCGCCAACGGGCCGGTTTTTGAATTACAGGGTTGTTGACAGTTAGCGTGGTGTTGACCACGTTCAACTGCATCAAGGTTTTAATCTGGGCGGCAATGCTCTGCTCGGTCAACATAATCAACCGAGGAATTTGCGCAACAAAAGAAACATCGTCGCGCTCAGAGTAAGTAATGACATCCTCAACGAGGCTGTCATAGGTCATTGCTTCTGCGGCCATTTATCTCTTTCGGTTATTCAGCTTTTGCTTGCTGTTGTGCCAGTGAAGCACGCGCGGCTTCTTGCGTAGTTTGTACCAACTGGTAAACCTCTTGGTACGGGCGAGTGCCCAAGTAACCAAGAATCTGGTTTACCAAATCAGTGTCAAGTTCTATTTTCATGGTTTTGTAAACGTGTATGTATCGTCTTCGTTTTTGGTTACAAGGTCAAAATAATCAACTTCTACATCATCATCAACATGGATGTAAGTAATTAGCGGGTCTTCAGATTTGTCAGGACATTCACCTTCATAATGAAGAATCGCCATAACAACTACTGGACCACCATTCCACATTGGGTTTGGATGTGCATATATGCGTTTCATACTTCCTCCGTTGTTTTTTCAATTACGTCTGAGACATTTTTGACCGCTTGCTCATGTTTGTGCGCTTGCGGAATAGCTTGGTCTTGAATCATTTTCATTACACTAGCTACTTGATGAAACGGCAAATGCGCCAACGTGTGCAAAATCTCATTGACTTCATCAACTGTAAATGTCAAATCAATTAACAAATGTCCAATAGGGTTTTTTTGTTCTGTCATGTCTTTCCTTTAATCAATTTCAACAATAGAAGCTGTTGCCACACCAACATAAGTATTAGTAGTCGGCGTAAATGGCACTGAAATTGTACTATTAACTACCGGTACAAAAGTGTTTGCTTGTGCAAGACTAATATTTGTTCCTGTTCCTGAGTAAGCTATACCTGAGGTACCAGAATTCCAATAAGTTACATTGTTAATTTGTGTAGTATTAAATGATTTACTTGTCCACGTTATTAAATCTGTAGAACGGTATAGTGTTGAACCGTTAGTTAACCAATAATTTGCTCCATCATAGGTTAGCTTGTTAGTTGAATAATTTGAGGCGGTATAGTTTGTACCTGTTTTTTGTGTAAAAGCATCTACTACACCTGTTGCAGAAGTGGCAATTCCTGTAGTAGAAATAAACACGTTTTGTGAATTAAAATAATAAATTGAGTCAACGGTACTTTGCATTGTTGACCACGTTATTCCATCTGTACTAACAAGAGTCAATCCGGCAGTAGTCATAGCCCAAAATTTACCGTTGTTATAAGTTAAGCATTTTGAGTTTCGCAAAGTTTGTGGATTAGTAAAACTTGAAGCGCCTACAGAACCAAACGTCCATGAAACGCCTTGGTTACTTGTTGTCCCAACATAACCGTTATTCCAAAGTATTACCAAAATACTATTAGATGCGTCACCGCTTCTTGCAAATCCTACTACTGGCACGCCACCACCACCAGCACTAGTCCAATTAAATCCCGCAGGATTAGGGCCAAAATACGCAGGATTACCCATGTAAGGATTAAAGCCAGAAGAATAACTATCAGCTATCCAAACATATCCTGTATTTGTACCGCCTAGATATTTTGATGAATTAGGCATTACACCAATTGAAATACCCTGACCCGCTTGGTATCCATAAGAGGGTTGATAAATACCATAAGAATATTGACCATCAGCTCCTTGATTAGGACCAGTACCATAGTAAAAACCGCCGGTATAAGGACTAATTGCGCCATACGTTATTGCAACCCATGAGCCATCAAAAGGATTGCCCGCAAATACGGGAACAATATTGATTGTGAGTTGTCCATTGGTTATGTTGGTACTAGAAAAACTAAAATTTTGATTACTCAAAACACCGCTTGAACTTATGTTACAACCTTGAAAATAATGAGAATTTGCCGCATATTGATAAATTAAACATTTATTTTGATAGCTTGCGTTTGATGTATTATCATAAGCAGGACTAATACTGTAGTTTCCAGAAGTGCTATAGGCTGTTAAAAAACTAGCTTGATTAGCAGTCCATGATACTCCATCACTTGAACTAAGATACCACATTGTTGCATCGTTAGTGTATCGTTGATAAGTGTACCCGCCATTAGCGGCGTAATGCGGAAATCCGTAATAACTTGTAAGAGAACCACCCGCGCCTGAGGTATTTACAACAGACCAACTTACACCATCTGCGCTTTGTCTAAGAACATTATTTGGTGAGCTATTTTGAACATTGGTAGATGTAACAAGAACTTTATTTGGTGATGCGGCAATTGCCCCTGTAGAATTAAAACCAGTTATTGAAGAAACGTAAGGTTGTGTATAGCTTGTAAAGTTTGCTGTGTAATATGAAATACCACTAGTTCCATAAAAATAATTAGTGCCAATATACGCAATTGCTCTAATAGTGTTACCAAGAAACACAGTAGCCGCAGTCCAACTCAACGGCGTTGTAGTTGCATAGTAACTATATCCACTATCACCACCAGTTACAAATTTACCGCCCCCATACGTTAGCGCATAACAAGGATAAGTGGAAGGTAATGTAACTTGTGTCCACGTTATTAAATCTGTACTGTAATGAATTGTTCCACCCGTTGCATTACAAACTACATAATATCCATTTCCATATACAACATTAGTTAATTGAACCGCAACATTAAATGTTCTTTGCGTATAAGTTATTCCGTTTGTGCTTGTTAAAATTAAACCAAAACCAGTTGAGTTATCTATACCAACAGCAATGTAGTTTCCGTTAAAATAATTAAAATTTGCAATTTTATAATTGACGCTAGAGGCGGCAATTTCTGCCTTGTAATAGCTTGTATCACTAGTTGAAATTGAAATTGAATCGCCCGCCGCAAGCGTAATTGGTGCTTGTAATAGGTTGAGTGTTTTAATACCTGTATATTGATAATATTGTGAGCTTGCATTAGCGTATCCCGTTGTTTGAGCTTGAACAACAGGATATGTTATACCGCCCGATACTTTATTTACTGTAACTATATCTGACGACCCAACCAAAGATGAAGCAAGCACACCTTTGACAATTGCAGTTTGACCCGCCGGTACTGTATAAATTGATGTAGGCGTTGTCGAGTTATACAGAACCGATGAAGAGATTGGAGTTTGTGCCATGATTTATCCTTTTAACCCATGAAATACCAAAGAAGTGAATTATCAGCGACAGAAAGCGTTGCCCATGTTGGCGCGCCTGCTCCATTACTGGTGAGAATTTGTCCTGCTGTGCCGGCGGCAGTAAACGCTGTTGTGCTAGGTGCAGTTTGGTAGGGCATTGCGCCTGCAACACCACCAGCTAGGTTTGTTGCTGTACCAATCACAATAGCAGAAGGTGTGCTCCATACAGGTGGTGTTACGTTTCCTGTGCTTGTCAGAATCTGGTTTAAAACACCAAAGTTTCCGTTAAACGCAACAGCACCTGTAGCGTTGATTGTCATCGAGTCCGCCGCGTTATCGTTGGTCACCAAACGCAACTCGTGCGCTGTCTTTGTACCAACAACTAAATCAGAATCTGTAGAGTACAAATAAACTGCATTAGGTAATTGGAAAGGCCCAATACCCGCATGTGTTGAACTATTCATACCAAAGTCACCGTAGTACGTGGTTGCTGTACCTAGGTTGTTTGAAACAATGTAGTCTACTGAAGCAGATGTGCCATTACTCTTATTTTGAAGAATGTTTTGAGCGTAGCTATTTACTGTGGTTGCGTAAGAACCAAAAATGTTTGTGTCTAGGTATGAAGTTGTTCCATAGCTGTACGCCCCAATGTTTGAAGAAGCAACAATGGACTGATTAGCAACAACATACGCGCCAGTGACAGAGGTTCCTGCTGACAACGATGTTGTTGCGCTAATAGAGGTGCCTGCACTGATTGCTGTGCCTGCGGCAATTGTTGTTCCTGCACTGACACCTAAAGTGGCGCTAACTGAATTTGCACCCACCACACCAGTGGCAGTAATGTTTGTTGTGCCAACTGTGTTTGTCGCTGAGTTAAACGTCAGGTTTGAATTGAACGTTGTTGTGCTGGCACCGCTTTGGAACGGGATCTGGTACTGCGCGCCGCCAGAGATGTTAGTTGTTGTTGTTGCGGCTGGCGCTGACACCCACGCAAACGCGGACCCAGTCCAACCAAGCACAGTGCCGGTTAATGTTGGGGCGCCGATGAAAGACGTTGTGCTAGACGCTGTTTGGAACGGCAGTTGATTAGCCGCGCCGTTAGCCAAGTTGGTAGAGGTCGTTGCTGTGGTTGCTGACGTTGCTGAACCTGCGGTCGTGGCAAAACCTGCTGTAGCCGCACTACCCACAGACAAACTGGCTTGGCTTACAAACTGAGGTGCTGATCCTGTTGATGTCAGAACATAGTCTGTTGCGCCGATTGCAAGAGATGTAGGCGCAGTGCCTGTTGAGTAAACGATTGACCCAGCGGCTCCTATCGACGCATACACTGGCGCTGTACCGTTTGAGTACAGCAACGACCCCGCCGCGCCAAGTGCCGCAAACGCGGGCGCTGTGCCTGTCGAGTACACAATACCACCGGCAGTTGGGGCCACTGAGTACGCAGGCGTTGTGCCGTTTGAAAACAGCATGCGTCCTGCTGTACCAAGGGTCAAGTACGTGGTTGTGCTTGGCGCGCTTTGGTATACGAGAGCGCCTGCAGTACCGCCGGGCAAATTGCCCGTCGCTGTTGAAGAGTCTGCAAGGGTCTTAACGAGACCGCCGCTGTCTTTAAAATACAGTTTGCCGTCGGTGGTGTTCAGCGCCACCTCGCCGGCAATTAAATTGCCAGCAATGGGCACCGCCGCCGCGGTGGAACTGAAATACAGTTGAATTGGTGTGAATCCCGCTTGTGCCATAGTTATTTCTTCTTATCGGGTGTAGTAGGAAACATTCGGACGGAAGTAAATAGGAGACTTATCGCGGTCTTCTTCTTCGGCCGACAGCGTTGCCTCTGCGGCATCTTGTTTCAGCATTTGAATTCGTGCAGGGTCAATACCGGGCAACAACTTGGCCAAGCGGTGTGACAACTGGCCTTGGATGGCAGGCACCCAACGGTCTGGAATAGCAATCTCGTTAGTCAAACGACCAACATCTTGTGGTTGCAATTCAATAATAAACTGGAACACTTGGAACGCGCTCTGTGGCACTGGCCACACGTTGATCTCAGGCGTGACCTGACGGTCCATCCAAAACTGCAACGCGCGCACACCGAGAAAATCTTTGTTAGGCAGGCTGAAGTAATCGTTGCGGTTCATCCGCGCCATGGGAATGTCTTGTTGAACAGAAGCCAATGACAGGGCCCGTACAACAATTGCCGACGCGCTTGTGTTACGGAAACGCCAGAAGCCCGCCGCAGGAGAGCCGTCAATCTGCAGATAGCCCCAGTTGTTGACCGCGCTGTTGCTCACCGTGCCAACTGAAGCCCACGTGATGTTGTCGTAGCTGTACTCAACAGTCAGTGTTTTATTTGGTGTTTCGCAATAAAAACCTGCGCTCAAGAAACGTGGGCTACCGCTGAAAAACGCCGCCGCAGACGCACCGGCCGCAATGCTGTACGACAGGTCCAACGTGGTTGTGTTGAACACCTGCGTTGTGTCTGTTGTGGCAGAGGGTGTGGTCAACGTGCGGTAGTTGGCCTCGCGAATGTCCACAGTGCCCACAGGCAGTGTGTACGCGCGCTGTTGTGCCTCACTACCCATCACAATGTACTCAAGCAACCACAGGTTCACACCACGGTTTGACAGGTTGATCAGGATGTACCACAGCGCCTGACGGGCCGCGTTGATGTACTCCGGTGTCAACTCCTCTGACAGCTTGCCCGCTTCTTTGTAGGCAAACGAAATCAACTGGTCAACCGATATGGTGGTTTGACCAGTTGTGTTAGAGGTGTTGTCGTAGTTGCTTGCCATTATTTTTTCTTAATGCGCTCTGGAAGTTTCTTCTGAGCAGGGCCTGCTTTCACAAAGTCTTTTCCCACAGATTGTTTGATGCCTACCTTTTTGGCAAACTCAGGGGAATGAGCCACCCCCTGCATCAAACGTTCTTGGGACTTAGACTTGATGGGCATTTAGCACATACCGCCTTTGTTGTACTTCTCAGCAACTTTCTTAGGGCCTTTAGCGTTAGGCTGTTTGTCAATGCTCTTCACACCAATCAAACCGCCGGCTTTAAAATTACGCACAGATCCTGTGGTCATCTTAGCGCGGCCACCTTTTTTGAGCTTGGACATGTCTGTCTTCTCGCCACCGTGGGATTGCTCGTCGTGCATCTTAAAAGCTTTTTTGACGACCTTCTTGTCTTGCGCCATGTCTGCGCCTTCAGACTCGTAGTTCTTTTTAGAGTGGTCGATGCGGGGTTTGTAAGTAGAAGCCATTTTATTTCCTTTTTGTTTTAGCAGAATCTTTGAAAGCCTGCGCTGTTGGTGCACCCTTGGTGCCGGGTTTTCTCATCTTTTCAGCAGGGCGCCCTTCGGCTTTTTGCTTTTCGATGCGTTCTCTTTTTAGGTGAATATTGGCATAGAGTCCGGGTTTCATATTAGCAGTTCCAACTCTTCAAAGAAGCTTTAGCGCGTTCTGCAGGCCCTTTAGATTTTGCTACCACGCCTTCCATCCTTGCACAAAAACTTGCTTTACGACCCGCGTCTGCCTTAGTCTTAGGGTTTGGCGCGGGAGGTTTCAAATTTGAATTATTCTTGGCGTTGTACTCGGCACGGCCTTTGGCCGTCATTCCCGCGCCCTTGTCGGTCGGGTTGTACGTCTTGTCTTTTCCAGTGGTTTTACGGGGAATAGGTTTGTCGTGTTCTCGTGCCATAGTCTTGCGCTCCTATAGATAATTACCCATAAAAAAGGGCCGTTATGCCCTTAAAGTAAAGCGCATTCGGCCACTCGTCTTTTAACCAAACCGGGCAAAACCTTACCGCCGCCCTTGGTCCAGAGCATTAACTGCTCCTTGGCACCCTCCCAGTCCTGCGCGTTGATCTTGCGCTTGAGTGTGGAAGTCTGGAGTCGTCCGACGCCGAGGTTGTAAACAAAGTCCACGATGGCGTTACATCTGCGCTCATCTGTTGCCAGTATAGGGCAGTTACGTAATACCCCGGGTAGGTACGTATGCTGTAATTCAGCCATTAACAAAGCCCTAGCTGTGGGCTCGTCCATAGAAGGGTCCTCTAGGGTCACCTTACGGCCGTCTGCGTAGTAGGTAGACCCGTACCCTATGGTTGCCACGTTGGCAGGGCACAGGTACGGTTTAGCCCTGTAGCCCTCAAACCGGCGGCATAGTTCTGCGGCCAGTTCTAGGTTCATAGTCCGCGCTTGGACAGTGTACGGTCGAGGAACCAGTAGTTAATGGTGCCTGCCAACAGTGCAGAAAAGTCTGGTGTCATCATGGTGCGGAATACCTCGGTGGCCAATGCGCCACCAAGCCACGCGTTGTATGCGAACCATACGTGGATAAACGACCAAATAAACAGCACCCAGTAGGTCACTACAGGGCGCACAGAGGCCGACAGGCTGGCTACCCATCCACCGGCGGCCTTGACCATTACAGCCTGTTGTTGAATGGCCGCGTTGAACGCGTCCATCACACCGACGTCCACTGCGGCTTCGCGCTGTGCGCCGATCTCTGCTAACTTCTGTTGGCCGCGCTGGGCCTCCAAGTCGCACTGGAACTTGAACATATTGAGTTCATGCTCACGCTCGTTCTTCTTATCCAACCATTTGAGCACCTCGGGTGCCATGCGGAAGATACCGCCGAAGATGGAGCCTAGTAGGCCACCGCTTAAAATATCTAACATGCTTAATCCTTACAGCTTGGTTTTTTGTCTTCGTTCTGCATCAACTTGATACCACTCAGGAACCCAATCATGCCTCCGATTAGAGTAGAAAACGCGGGTGAAATCATTTTGAAAATCTCGGCGTTGTCCACTTCCTTGGCCCACAGACCGAGCATAAAGCTGGTTACCATGGCCAATACCGAAATGCACAGGGTCGTGCTTACCATGAGCGTGACCCACAGGGTCAGCTTTTCCTTTGTCTCCACTTGGGGTTTGCGTACTGGTCTCTTTGTCATACGTATTTGTCAAAATGTCTTTGGTTAGAAAATATCTCTAATTCAACAGTTGTTTGGTGTGCGCGTTTGTTGTACAACTCAAGGGCATACGCCTCAACAGCCTCGTTCAACTTTTCGGCTTTCAGAGCCTGCTTGTACTCATACTCCAGCCGTTGTGCACGGGTCTCGGCGGCAATTGCCCTGACGTCGTACTCTTTGGGAAACACAAACGGATACCATTTGTGTAGCTGGATCATTTTTTCTCTCGCTCAAGTGCCTCTTTGTACCCATGAATGACTTTAGTTCTGAGTTCTGCTGAATCTGCTGTGCCCGCCCACTCGGACAGGTTGTTCCAAATGACAGTTAAATCTTGGCTTCTACAAAACCGCACATTGTTTGTTAACCACATTGACATCTGTTGATGCCGTTCTGAAGGGTTGTGGATTGTCCAAGCAATCGACCAAAACTCTCTTACGTGGCAACCAACTTTAGCTTCAGCACCAACTAATAGACAAACAATGATTAGTGCTAAAACTACCCATTTCACTTGTCCGCCTTGTTGTCTAACTTGTCAAAGATCTTATTCAACATCTCTTTAATTTCACCAATGGAGTCTTTAAAGTCTTCACGTCGCACAAAGTCTTGGTTTACTTCGCGGTTTAATTCTTTTATCTCAGATTTGAGATCTTTTATGGCGTCCCAGATCGTTTTCAAGATCCAACCCCCGAATGCACCAGACAGCGTAATCGCCGCGTTGAATAGGTCTTGCGAGTCCATTATCCAACCTTCCAGTTTGTGCCATCCGAATACACCGGCGTGGCTACTGCACCACCACCCGCAACTGTTGCCCCAAATGTAGGGGACAGCGCGTTAGTGACAAAAGCCCTAGCACCAAGCCCAGAGGTGGTTGCGCTAGGCAGTGTGGCCACTGTGTAAGTGGTACTGCCTTGGAATAGCGCAATAGCGGCTTTCTTTGTAACACCATCTTGAACAATAACCGTGACGTCGTTGACGTTTAGGTACGTTGCTGGTGGTAGTTGGAGTATGCTTATGTCAGCCATTTTTGTTATACCTCAATGTCGCCGGGTGTGGGTGTGCTAGACGTGTTGGCGTATGTCGCGGGGGTCAATGAGTTACCCAAACCGTCACCAAGCATGTTGGGGCCTTGGTTGATATTAGCCACGTTGGGGGCGTTAGTAATAAGTCCGCCTTTGCCCTGAATGGCGACGGAAACGTCAGGCCGCGGGTGCCTGAGGGTTATGTTCTCGGTTTGAATGGCGGCAAGGCGCCACGGGTCGAACTGATCCAAGTCGTCAGGGCATACCATGAGACCGGGAAAGTTAGGATCCGATTTGAGAAGCGTGTACGACATTTTGCGATTACAACGATCGCAGACCGCGACGGACAGTACAGACTGCCCGCGCGTGTCACAATAGATACCGCCGTAATAGGCGTTACCCATTATCGCACTCCGGCTTGGATAACTGTGAGTGTAGGGTTGGTGCCGCCAGTAACGCGAATAGCCCGGAAGGGCTGGTTCACGATTGGGCTGGCTGGCGCCGCAACCCAAGTCATCACCGGCGCTGTAGGCACAGGGTACCCTTGCGCGTTCAATGGAAATGGGTCAGTGTAAGAAATCTCAACGGTACCAGAACCGGTGGCAACGTAAGTAACGTTGACCGGTGCAATGTACTGATCGACCGGGACGAGGACGTCCGCTCCAACTGTTACTTGACGCATGTCGGTCCTTAGGAGTTAGTTAAACCAGCACCGTAGGCGATGATAGAACCGTCAGGGTTGCGCGATGTGTACTGGATGTCAAACGTGCCGGCCAAGGTACCTGTAATGGCTGTAATGGCTGTTGCAGTGAACGTGACGGTTGCGTCGGTAGAACCGACGTTGTTCAACACTGTGGCCACTGCGGCAGAGGATGTAAACGAGATACCAATTCGACCGCCAGTGGTTGTGGGGGTAATTGTACCCACGTCAACGCCGGCAATAGCCACGGTAATCACGCCGCCTGTCAACGCAGATGGCGCTGAAGTTTGCATGAAGAAAATGTGGTTAACGATTGCGCCAGCAGGGATTACAGCGGGGGCCGCTGTGGTTGTACCGACAGCAAAAACAGGAATTACACCAGCAAGGCGGGTTGCCGTGATGGGCTCAATATAGTCCTGTTGAGCAACCTGCACCGCGCCTGTGTTATCAGGGGCAATTGTGCCGTCGTTTGTGGGGTTGTTGCGCTTAAAAACGCGGATAGGGGTGTTAAAAGTTACTGACATTTTTATGTACTTTCCATAGAAAGATTACAGCATCGTCTCTATGGCGTCCGCCCGTGAGCTTTACGGGTCGATGCTGATTATAGCTCTTACATAGAATTACCCATATCCACAAACAAAAACGCCCTACCTTTGCAGGTAGGGCGTTTAGGGTGCCGGGGTCTTTACTCCCGGCTAGGTCTGCGATTACAAACCGATCGTGCCGTACATATTACGGGGATCGTGCCAACCTGTAGCATAACGCTCAGAGGCCTTGTAACGCATGCTGTCAGTCTCGAAGTCACCCTCAGAGCTACGCTCCAAAGGACGACGCATGACCAACATCAAACCGTTTTCAGCGTCGGTCTGAATGAACCAAGCCTTGCTTGAGGACAAACGAGTCACCACGTGGGCGCCGTTTGGCAACATGCCAGTAGACTTGATAGGGTTCAGATCGTTGTCAGCGCCACCAGAACGGAGGACAGACTTCAAGATAACTTCTGCTTGGAATTCCAAAGCAGGAGGTACCACGAGTTGCTCCGCCTTCAGGCGAATACGCTTACCGTTGTTGTCCACCGCAGAGCGGATTTGGATCAGCAACTGTTCCACAGATGTCTGTGAAAGTGAAGCCGCTGTAGACAATTGGTTGCTGAAAGAACGACCTTGGGAGATTGGGTGGTCATTTGCGATCAATGTTTTACCGTCGCCACCGACATAGCCGGCAGTGAACGCAAAGTTCAACAAGTTTGCACACAAAGTCTCTTTTGTCTCGATCATGGACTGAGCCAAGTGCTTCGAGAAAGTCGAGCCGATACGAATGTGATCGCCGTCTTCCATCAAGACTTTGGTCATGGCGTATGCCAAACCATAGATCTTATAGATGAAACGGGTAATGAACAAAGTACCGCCTTGGTCATACGAAACGGGTGTACCGTCAGGCATCTCAGGGGCTGTGTTCATACCGAACAGCATCACTTCTTCGTGATAGTTGCGGGGAATGCCGGTGATCTGGGTTACAAAACCCTTCCACTCGTCATCACGTTGTTGGTATACACCATCAAAGACTTCATTGAGGATAGGTTCGACTACCGCTCTAAAGTCCGTACTGCGCATTGGGGTTGCCATGTGCTACTTCCTTTCTTTAGTTATTCTACGTTAGCGGCAACGAACGCGTCGTTAGCGAGCTTGACTTGCACAACAGTTGCGTTATCACCCCAAGCGTTGTTGATTTCACGGCCGAGACCAGTGACTTGCATTTGTGCTTGTGTGCCTACGGCAACATCGGCGGGGTTCAAACCTGCGGTTGAAGTACCCAGACCACCATTGCCGATGATTTGACCAGCGGATGGTGTCAAGAAGTTGAATTCTTGACCGACTTTTGTATTTGCGACACCAGCGTTAGCTTGAATCTCATACACAATTTCGGGGTCCATAAAAATCCACATCACGACGTCAGTGGCGGTGCCCAAAGCGGGACCAAACCATTTGCTGACTGTGCGGCGGCCAGAAGCGTCTGTATACTCAACACCGCCGAACACACCAGCTAAACGCTGACCTGCTGTAGGTGCCGCAGTAGCGACGATAAGAGTAGATGTGCCTGCAGTCGTAGCTTCATCAAAAGAGACAGGAGTGCCGCTGTAAAAAACTGCCGCCGCGTCATAGACGCCGGTGTAGTTTAATGAACGGATAATGCCGCTAGGATGATATACGGGCTTCAGGCCAAAGGGAGTGTAAGTTGCACTCATTTATTGGTTCCTTAAAGTTGTTTAACTAAACCGCAAGTTATGTGCGGCTCTGTGTGCATCTTTTTCCATCTCCAAGAGGCCACCTTCCAGAATGGAGCGTCCACCTTTACCACCTTCAGCCTGTGAACGAACCTGCGACGTGATGTTGCGCTGGTGTTCCAAAGGATCATCGTGGTGAAGCATTTTTGCCACTTCCTGATAAATGTCTTCCGGGATCTTGAATAAGATCATCTCATTACAAGATATACAACCTTCAAACTTGCCCGAGCTCATTTTGCCTAAGTGTTCAAAGCCTTTTCCTAATTCGGCGGCTTTCACTGGCTCATAACCCAACGCGATGCGTTTGTCGATTGAATCATACTGGTTTGTCGTTGACAGCCAGCAGAGGTGCATACCGGGCACTAACCC